AAGATAAGAAAATCTAATAGAATTTCTCAAGAAGAACTGGCTGAAAGACTTGTGATGCATCGTACATACATAGGGATGATTGAACGAGGAGAAAGGAATCCAACAATCAGAACTCTTTATAAGATTGCTAAAGCACTTAAGGTTTCTGCATCAGAACTTCTTCCTTTTTAATAGCTCTGCTATACTAAAAGGAGATATGCAAAAGTTTTTCAAGACAGAAGAAAAACGGCCATTTTCATATCCGACTATTGTAGAACATAGAAAAAACAATGACTACAAACCATGGATAGCTGGAATAATATTAATAGTTGTGTTTTTCTTAATAGGATATTTTCTGCTAAAATGAACTCAGCTTATTTGTGTATTCCCCTGCAGTTTTGAAACCATCCTCTGTCTATCAAGCGAATCTTTCCAGTAAAGCTGATAAGTAACCTGTGCTGATCCAAAAACTACTAATCCGGATTTGAAAATTTCCTGCGCATTACTTATATTGAGCTTATCAATATTAAGCAATGCAGCAACAACCAAAGAAATGGCAACTGAAATAAAAAGCTTTAGTGCTCCGTTAGAAACTTTATGGTTGATGAGATCAATAACAGGCGGTAAAGCCAGACCTATTAAATCATTCATATATTTTCTCCTGCCTTATTTTTTGAGAAAAGACTTTTAATAAAATCTACAAGACTAAAAGCTGTGTTACTATTAGCAACTACAGTTCCGAATTGCGGAGTATTTGACTGAAACTGTTTTATTTGGTCTTGAAGCTGTTTAATAGTAGTTTGCATTGTTGTAACAGCAGTATGCATGTCTTCATCAGTTGCTTGAGGAGTAAGACCAAGTAAGCTTTTGACAAAATTTATGTCGTTTACTGCTGAATCTCTTTGATGCTGTGCAGTTATTGAGTCATCCACAGTTTGAATATCTTCATCCTTAACCTTTTGAATTGCAGTTGCCATATCAGAAATTTGACCTTGTAGAGTTTGTACATCTTGCTGAAGCTGTGTATTGGCATTGGTTAGGTCACCTACTTTCTTTATTACATCATCAACAGTTGTGTATCCTGCTGCATGAAAAGCATCATACTTTGTCGCTTTATCAACCAATTGAGGAAACACATTTGCATCAACTGCCACGCTTGCTCCAACCGGATTGCCTTTATAGACAACAAATTTCTGAATTGTTTGAGCCGGATTATTACCATAATGCAGGGAAAAATCATCATCTGTACCATACCAGGGATCATAGATTTTAAATGTATTTCCATCATACTCGTGAAGACATACAAAGTGAGTCTCTATTCCATCATTTGGATCATGGTCAAAATCTAGTTCAAGAATAACAGCAACGGAGTCATTAGCAGAAAGCTCCTTAAGTAAATTAAGGTCTGCCGGATCATTAAGATATGGATAAACCTGCACGAATTGAATATCTGAGAAAACTTGTGATAGATCATCATCATTACTTATTAAATCTCCATCTGCATATAAACTTTTATTGGTAAAAATATCATCTAGCGCATTCGGTGTAATTTGATGCCCGAAATACCCAGCAGTCATGGCAAAAGAGGTAAGATAGCACCCATACTGACCAATTGTTGCATCATTAGCTGTTCCAAGCCGCTGACCTGCCCATTGAGGATCCCTTTGAGAGTAGATTCGCGGATAGTTTCTCATTAACCTATGATACTGATGAGAGGATTAAACCTTATACATTTTTATTTGAATAGCCTCAATACCTCAATAACTGTTGCAATAACAAAACCAACAATAGCTGCGACTGCAGAAGCAATACCAAGAGTTATTTTCCAGGTAAGTCTAAAATCATTAATCCATTGATTATTTTTCTCTATAATTTCAGCCATTGTGTGAGGCCGCAATTCATCCCGCATTTTTTCCAATGCTTTAATACGGATTTCATGATCTGCAATCCGAAGATTTATTCCTGCTTTAATTTCAGCAACATCTTCTTTTATATCCGCAATTTTATCCAGTATCGTAGCATGGTTATTTTTGACGGACTCAACCAGGGTTATTAATATATCATGATCTGTTTTAGCTATATCGTTTTCCATAATTATATTATGTTTTCTAAAATTGCACCGCCAATAAACTTTTGAAATTGAATAAAAATAGCTGTGGTGTATGCCGGCTCATTATTACTTGAGTCAGCTGTGGTTGTAGCATTGCTGTAATCCGGTGAGGATGATGAGCAATTTATAAGATTGTGCGCCGGTATGCTTCTATTCGTGTGGTTGCTTCCAACACCATCAATCCCTTGAGTTTGTGAATGTCCATCAGAGCCACCAGAATGGTTGTGTGAACCGGCATTGGTGTGAGAGTGAGTTGTACCGGCATGGGTGTGGGTATTTGAACCACCGGTGTTGCCGATTTCAGTACCGTCATTGGCAATCTTTAAATGATAGCCTCGCATATCCGGTGTACCATTGTTACCATCACAAACTGCCCAACCAGCCGGTATAAAAAGCGGGTTATCTAGGAATAAACCAATCAAACCAACTGGGCTTGCGTCTGGGCTGCTGTTTTTCTGCATAGCACGCAGTTTTTTGTAAAGCGGCTCAACGCTATCTGACAATGACTGCACGCCTGAGTATGCGGCAATGGGTGCAACCACGCCATTTAAGGTAACGCTATGACCATGCCTATCATCAACATCTGACCCGCTACCGCTGTCTCTATCAGTGCCGCCATTGGGTGTTTTATTTGCGCCACCAGAGTGAGAGTGATTTGCGCCGGATGTGTGGCCGTGACTCATATCATGTGAGTGGGTATATGCACCACCGGTTGCACCAGTATCATTTCCGGTTGGTGCGCCTCTTAGGTATTTATTTCTCAAGTCTGGTCTGCCGCTTAAGCCATCACACTCATTCCACCCGCTTGGTAAGGTAGTATCTGCAAATAAAGCAATTGCATTAGTTGGGGTTGGGTAGCCGTTGGATTTAATAAAAATAACAGAGTAATAAGGCGGTAAGCTATTGCCGGATTGTGAGCTATATGTCAAAGAGTCAGAGGATGAGAATGAGGCTGACCCGCCATCAGAAGTTTGCCCCCAATGTGCATGGTTTGCATCATTAATAATATGTCCGCTATTTGATGATGCATCATCACCGTTGCCGATATTTGTATAGTCTAAATCGTAGGTATGGGTGTGGCTATTTACTTGGTGATTGTGTGCCGGTGAGGTGTGCGAATGGCTGTCTGTGCCACCGGTTACGTTTTGTGCGCCAACATCACAACCTTTGGCAAATTGAACATCAAGGGCTGTTACTCTCGTAAACCCAGTGGGTATACTGGCATTAGTGCCTGCCCAGATAAGTATAACTTTTGGCGGTATTGTCATATTTATTTGTCTGCATATTTTTCAATAACCACATTCAGTCTGTAATACGGCTTTTTGATAATTTCTTTTGCGCGCCTTAACGCCTCATCATAAGACTTGGCAATTAATTGCAGCTCACAGGCATCAATAAGATGTCCTGTATCAACTTTTTCCTGATATGCTTGAATAACAAATACAAGATATGTTTTTCTCATATATTCTGACCTGCTACAAAACCTTCACTGGTGTTTATTGTATCGTTGGTAACAGTTAAAAAATTGATAACGAACTCATCTGATTTATTGCCTGTAACTGTAAGTACCGGAGCAACTCCACCATTCGCCCAGATAAGTCCAGACCACCATGCAACTATCCTGCCGCCAACACTGTCTTGAGTAACACGAACATCAATTGACTTACAGTTAAGAGGAACATTCAGCAAGGCAAGAGTAGTATTTCCTGCAGGCATGTTGATTTGGAATTTTTTACCCAGTGATAAATCAAGTGTAGTCGTGCCGCCCGCAACACCCGCAACCGTAACCCATTGATCAGCATTAAATAAATCAGACCTGAATTTAGCTTGAGGTCTTGCGTCAGTAATGCTTGTTGGTGTCGTAGCACCGGAATTAACCAAAACGTTTGCCAAAACAATAAATGGATTGCCGGACCCAACAGATGACTGAATGGTAGAATTTGACGGCGGTGTAGGTGATGCCGCCGGTGTTCCATCAACTGAAACAACATGTACAGTATTGGTTTCGGTTGAATTTGGAGATCCACCCAGGTCTTGGTATAAAACAATCGAGCTGTAGCGCGGATTACCGGATGCATTCGCATTGACAGCAAGGTTTGAAATCGTTGAATCATTAATAATCGGGTAGCCATTCCCTGCTACAGCTAATAAATAAGCATGGCCTACAGCAATATTTACTGATAAGCCGGAGCCGGCTGTAACATTAAATTGAGTAGTTGTAGTATCAAGCACTCCTGAAATATTTAGAAAGTCAGTTATAAACTGTAAAAAACTGGCCTCTGTCATTGCTGTTGCGCCTGATCGAATTGAACGTAATGCCATAGTTGTAATCAATTATATGAAGATGTACAGCAAGTCTTATACAAAAATTAACTGAGGGTAACTGCTTTGATAGTTCCGCTTTTATTCCATTTGAGCTGATTGCTTGTTAAGTTTATCCATATCTCATTGTTCACAGGACTTACAGGATCAGACGTAACGATTTTGATCACCAAAAAACCGGTTGAATCTGCGGGTATAGTAATCTTCTTAACAACCAGTCCTTTCTCAAGGTATTCAACCCTGCGTGCTAAATCATTTAAAATTCTTCTTATTTCATCCATAGTTATATTGTTAGCAAATCTATTGTGGCAACCATTGTACCTGTCTCATCAATATCAACTGTGCGCTTTTTCACTCTGTATTGAGCGTAGCTGATTCGCTCCTCTATAATATTGACTACGACCGTATCACCAAGACCATAAGTGGTGAGATTAATATCATCTGAATGTTTTAGTGTAATGGCATAAAGTGGCAGTTTTTCAAGGCTAAGTTTGCGGTCTCCCTCACTGTTGAGTGTGGTGGTATCTGCTGTTTGCGTGTCGCTTATAATATCCTCAAGCAGGGTGTACTCTGCAATTTCGCTTGATGATGCTTGCCGATTGACTGCAGCAATATCATTGTTGATGCCCTGCCCTGTAACAAAGACAGAGTTGGTAATGTTTAAAACAACCGGTATTTTAACTGCGTGAGCCAAAACAGTGTTGTCATCAAAAACAATGTTGGCGCGTAGTGAACCTTTTGTTGGGTAATAGATATTGAGTTTCTTGCCGGTGTCTATATCAAAATCAAAGCTATTGTTAGCCTTGTAATTTGAGAGGTCTGTTATTACCTGTTTAATATCTGCATATTTCAACTCAACACTTACCATTGTACCGGTTGAAGCAGTTGCACCAACTGTAATGCCCAAATCCCCATGCGTTTTGCTTTGCGAGGTGTTGATTAAAGACCAAGGTATGGTTGCAGGGTCAACCCCGCTGAAAATATCATCAGAACCGGTACGTCTTTTCTGTAAGAGTGAAAAATAATCAACTGCAGCAACACTTAAGGTAAAATTACCAGAGGCATCTTTGCTGCGGTTATATTCTGATACAACCCCAAGCCAGAGTATATTATTGCTTGAGTCTTTAACTGTTATCTCTGATAAAACTGCTGTAAATAAATCTTTTGGGTTGGTGGTATATGGGTCGCAGACTTGCTCTTTTATGGTGGTATAATCAAATTCAAATGTAGCCTGTGAGCCGTTGTTTAACTCCTCAACGTAGTTGATTAATTTATAAGGCAATTCAAAAATATCACCACTTGCAACATGCTTTAAAATTACTGTGTATGTCATACGTTTAAGAATGTGTCTTTAAAGGTTATTACGCACTTTCCGCCATCTGTTGTGTTTGCATTGCCTAAAGTGACTGTTGACTGGCCAACTGGGACTGTCCAGAAATCACCGGTAACATATTGTCTGCCATTATTGCCGGAAGGCTCAAGTATCACTGTGCCAAGGTAGGTATCAATAATGACTGACGCACTGCTATCTGCGAGGGTTTGTGCCAAACTCAAAGTCTTACCGGTAGTGTTATTTGTAATGCTTGGATTAGTAAGCGCTCCAATAAATGTAAAGACCGGATACGCGGGATAATTCCCATTATTTACTATATTGATAAGTGTTGAGTGGTTTGCTGACATATCAAATGGGATGCCAACTGGTAATGCCCAACCTCCACCATTAAAGATGGTTACATCTTGTGAGGTCTGGGTTGGGTTTTGCAGGAATGGAAATTCTGCCTCAAGTGTTATCTCAATAATTGAACTTGTGCCGTCATCTGTGGTTAAGTCGCCGGTAACTTCAATAGCTTTTACATCAATATATCTTTGGCCGCCATCAGAACGTATAACAATAAGACGCTGTGTGCCGTTTGAATGGACTGTACCCAAAATGCCAAGGAAAATGTCACGCTGCAGTGCTAAATCTGCAAAGTTTAACCCAACAATTTGGAAATCCATTACAAACTGATAAGAGGCAAATGTTGGTGTAATGAGTTTTGAGCCATTTTTGCCGCCTCTTTTAGTCCGTGTGTAAACGGTTGCCGGGAATGAGCCATTTTTAAAGGCTTGCAATAGCCATTGGTCTTGTATGAGGGATACACCCCCAAGCGTTAATCCTGTTATCATATTATCTTGAGTTCCTTAGTGCAAAAGCAATTTTGTTACCTAAAAGCGCCATGTCTATATTTTGATTGACAGTTGCATAAATGTTGATGGGCTGGTTATTGTTAGTTGTTGTTTTTATTTGCAGTGGTACTTGTTGCTGACCGGCAAGCATGGCTTTTGACATAACAAACTCACCCTGATGCAGAACTGCAAGACCGGTTGCCGGTACAAACCCACCCTCTGCAAAATGGGGTATGTCTGGGATGTGAATTTTACCACCGGATGCTGCACCAGCCACTTTATTAAATCCATCTATAACGCCATTGACCAAGCCAATAACTGTATCAAGAGCAAGTTTTATTGAGTCAATGATATATTTAACCCCGCCATCAATGACATTTTTGATACCATCCCAGACATAAGACAAACCCTGTTTAATGCCGTCCCATGCTCTTTTCCAGTTGCCGGTAATTATTCCCATTGCCACATCAATAATAATGGTAATGATGCCCCAGGCAATCTCAATAATACCTTTCATTATTTCTAAAACTGCAGCTAAGTAATCTTTGATTGCATCCCAAGTAGTTTTAAAAAATCCTTGTATAAACCCAAGTGCAAAGGTAAAGACACCCACAACGTCAGTCCAAAATGCTTGGAATGTGTCGCGGTTGGTATTTACAAAGTTTATGACTGCGCTAATAACATCTGATACAAACTTGCTGATAGTGCCCCAAAGTGCTTTGAGTGCCGGTGTTATAGCATCAATCACTGGTTTAAATGTTTTCCAGTGAGTTACAACCAAAGCCACACCTGCCCCAAGTGCTGCAAAGATTGCCAATACGGGCAGTGATACAGCCAAAAAGCTCAGCATGGCAACAGTTGCTGCTGCCAGTGAAATGACCAAAATTCCGCCAAGCGCACCGGCCAAAGCAATAAGTGCTGTCCTGTTGTTGGCAAAAAAAGTAATAATATTACCAACTGCAGTACCAAATGCGCCAAAATTCTGGCTCAAGGTTTTGGTAAATTCACTGAGCGGTTTGCCATTGGTCAAAACATCATTAAGTGCTTTTGCCACATTCAGTAAGTGAGGTAAGATTGGCTGCAATGCTTTTTCAATAAATCCGCCAATGGATATTTGAATATCCTGAAATACATTTTTAAGTTGTGCCATCTGTCCGGTGAATGTTTTGGCTTGGGCTGTTGCAGAGCCACCAAACTCTGTACCTAACTCTTTTAATATAAGAGCCTGCGCGCCGGCTATATTACCGGTTGCCTGCATTGCCTTGGCTTGCGCAATTTGCTCTTTGGTAAAATCAACACCAATTCTGTGCAGTTGTGCCATACCGGTTGAAGGATCCTGCAAAGCCTTGCCCACTTGGATTGCTGCACTCTGCAGGTCTTCATGCATGGCAGTTGCCACATCCAGTACAGCCGTTGTTGTTTGGGGGAAAATATCTTTACTAATACCGGTAAATGTCAAAAGCAAATTTTCAGTTGACAGCACTTGGTCTTTGCTGTAAGTGGTAAGGTTTTGCATCTGCTCTGATAAGCCAATAACTTGCTCTCTTGTTATTTGCATTGCTTTCGCCATACCATTACCGCCGATCATTGATGTAGTTGTTTTATTCATTGCCGCCTCAATGCTGGTAACTTTCTCTTTGGCATGCTCAAGCTCATCTGCCGCAGCTTTGGTATGGATCTTTGACCCATCCCATCTATCCTGCATTATTTTGAGTGAGTATTGCGCAGAGTCTAATTGCTTTTGCAGCTCTGCATGTTGTTTTGATGAAATGCCAATGGTAACAGTATGTGCTGCAACGCTTGTGCTTGAATCTTGAAATGCTGCTGCAGTGGATTTTAACACCGCATCAGTCTGGGCAAGTATATTCTGATGTTCAGAAAATGCCTTGACAGATAAAACTGCCTCTGCGGTCAATCCGCCCAAAGCAACACCGGAAACAATTGCAGCATCCTTGAATGAGTGTGCAAGTAAGTCTGATACTCCGCCGGCTTTTTTTCCAACATTCTCAAGAGTTGCACTGGCTTCATCTTTGGCCTTTATAACGATCTGCAAAATTGCGTCAGTATTCATAGCTGCTTAATTATAAGTAAAAAAATGAACCAGCTTATATCTTTTTGTATAAAGGGGTTTATGTTTTGTTTACAAGAGCGTTGATTTTTTGTTTATGCTCCTCTGCAAGAGATTTTTGTTTTTGCCATATCAGCATACGTTCAATCCACCAATCCGGCTGTATCTCAAGCTCACTGTAAGAAAGTCCTAATACATCACAGAGATAAACTGCTTCAAGGTCTTCTGAAATGCTGCCTTTACCAGCTTTGTGGAATTTAAAAGCCTCGAGTTCTATTTTTTTTTACTATCAGGGGTTAGTTTTGTAGCGGATGTTACTTTGTCAATCTCTGCATAAATTGCTCTGCCAACCTCATCATCATCAAGCTCTTGGATTGCATCATAAGCCAATGTGCCTTCAAAGACTTTGCCCTCTGGAGTTTTGAAGCTTACTAAAAGTGATTTGAGGGTTAAATCTTGGACTTCATAAATAATTGCGCCATCTACATTGGTGTCCGCGCTAAGGTCTTTAACATCAACAGACATTTTGCTTGCCATGAGCTTTTGCATCTGTCTTTTTTGGCCAAAATTAAGAGATGGTTTAAATATTACTGTGTAGCCTTTAAATTCAAATGTTACATTTTCCATATTAGTAAGCTGATACTAAGTTTGTGAGAGTTATGCCCAAGAGCTTACCACTTGATGTGTCATAAATACCCTCAAAAGAGATTGAAAGCAAATTATGTTGGTCAGTAATCTTTGAGTCTGCTGCTATGTAAACTGCTTGTGGAATTATTACGTCAAGCACATAGTTGGCTGCATTTCCAATTGCGCCGCCGGTTGCAACCAGTTCAAGAGAGCGTGTGGTTTTATTGATATAATTGGTAAGTTCTGCAAGGCTTGTTGAATCAAGGTATAAGTCAATTTTTCCGGTAACTGTTGCTCCACCTTCAATAGCATTGTATGACGGCTCAATGTTTCCAAGCGCATAAACCATATTGACACCGCTTTTATATTCAAGCTCAAAGCTCTCAACTTCGCCAATGACGCTTCCGCCAATTTTAACTTGCAGCTGGGCATGATTGAAAGCTGGCACTGTGGAGAATGCGCCGGTAATTTCTGTGGCTACAGCTTGTGTCTTTGCCATAACATTGGCAACAAACTCAAGCATTTCACCAACCTTACCGGTTAGTTTAAATCCGGTGATAAGGCAGCCGGCAAAACGTCTGGTATTTTCTGCAATTGCCTGCTCAATAGTAAATGATGGTTTTGGTGAGCTTTCTGTAAAAGGGTGATCATAAACAACTGTCTCACCAGAGTGAGTAGCTGGGGTGTCTGTACCAAGAGCAGCAAGTAAGAAATAACCAAGATAGTCTGCAAAAGCATCCATTGTAAAATCGCCATCATAGGCAACTTTACCCTTGATTGCAGTGTAGTTTTTTTGCAGTTGGCCTTTGATAGCTGGTATCATCTGCACATTTTCTTTGATGATAACACCGCCTGTTGGCCTTATAGCAATAGATTTATCTGGTACAACTGCTGTACCCCAAGCGGACTCTTTTTTAAATGATATTTGTGATTGAATACCTGCGCTCATATTTATTTTGTTTTACTTTTTGTATCAGTGTTTACCGGCTCATCAACTACTAATACAAACTCTGGGTGATCAATTGCTGTATCAGTTGTAATGATCTGGCCGTTATAGCTTACAGTTATGCCAAGACTTGGCAAATGCTTTTCATCCTCACCAATATATTTGTACTTGTACATATGCTGACCAATTATATTGAGTTAAAAGACTTACTTTATACATTTTTGAAATAACTACCTTACAACTCTTGCTTTTGACACCAGCGTTAGCTCTAGCATTCTGACCGGAGTTTCCTTTTCAACATTTCGCCACACGCCGGATGTAGGCATTGACCAGTCAACGACACCGCCAAGAGTTAAATCATGTTCAAGCGCGGCAATAACGCTGTCCGCAGTTTGTTCTAAAACATCCTCGTAATCCGGATCGTTTGTTTCATCAGTCCGAAAATATAGCCTTATATAATGAGAGTACATTTTAAGATTTGCCGTTGTGTCATGCAGTTCTGCAGAATGTTCTCTAGCGCTTACTGTTGCCGCAGGGAAATCTTTAATTGCTTTCTCCTCTTTGCCATACACCACCTTGAGGCTGCTAACCCTCTGAAGAATAGTAACAATTGCATCTTTTATTGGTTTATATCCAAAATTACTCATAGTGCGTTTGGCGTTTGTTCTGTAACATGTCTAATAATTCTTTGTATTGCATCTGACAAATTATTGGTTAATTCCGGTTTGACTTCATCTTTGGCATGCTTCATATACCAAGTAGGCGGAATGTTGCCAATATAGGTAAATTGCTTTCCTGTCCTACTATTGTGACTGTGAATAACCATGCCTCTCGTACCTGCTTCCTGTGCTCTGGCATATTTAAGGTTTGTTCCAACTTTTGCCTCGATGTTGTCTCGTGTAGCAACTGCAGGCTCTGTATGAATAGAATTCCAAAGACCGCCTTTTCTATGAGGAGCGCGTGATCTGGCTATTCGCTCCAAGTCAATAGCAGTTTTATTTATGGCATCCATAAATGCCTGTTTTGCAAAAGTATCAATATTTGTTAAAGCATTTTGCAGCTCTTTTGCGCCAACAACTGTAACTGATAAATTGTAATCGCCTGTCATATTACACCACCTGTCTTGCCATGCAACGTATATACTGCAGGTAATTGTTATTTATTACATAGGGCTTGCCATCTAAAATATACTCAACACTGGTGTCAGTAACAATTTTGTCTGCGTTATGAAGCTGCACCGTAACATCATAAATAAAAACCTCAAAGAGCTGGAAAGCCGGCACATCCATTGAGGGCTGAATATCTGTTCCAGTAGGCGAGATGCATGCATTGACGTTTTGATAAGCTGGTGTTGCACCATAACTTTCTGTGTCGCCATTACGCTCAAATTGATAGATTTTTACAATATCAGTAATTGGTAGTTTTGGCATAGCATTTTATAAATGGTCAAGTACATGCAGTCTGTAATTGTCTAAGACTGATTTTACAAATTCTGGTATTGCCAATTTGTCTGGGGAATAGTATGCGCGTACAGTACCAGCTTGCACTTGAGTGGTTGATTTTCCTGCGTCTGGTGCTTCCTGTATCATTCTCGCTATCCACATAACAAAAGCGAGCTTAAATGCTTTAGGCGGATTTCCAGCAGCATCACTGTTATATGTTATTTGTACCATTTTGAAACCAAGAGGGTTAGCAAGAATAACAGAAGAAAATGAGGCAGAAAGTTTTACATGAGTGCCATAATTGACAACATAATTCATATCAAGTGGAGACTGACCAATAAGCACACTTATTATCCCGCCGGCCAAGGGATAAGCATTATTTGCAGGAGTTGCAGAAATAGAAGGATATTTTACAAAGAAAGTGTAATTTGATTGTACACCTGAACCCACCTGAGAAAGGGCGTCAAAATTCTCTACAATCGGGTTTGTGATATTCCAAGTCCTATTACAATAGTTGTCAATTTGGTCCTGTAAAAGAGGCAACAGCAAATTAAATGCAGCAATACCATTGCTGGTAAGTGCAACGCCTAAATATGCTTCGACGTCTGCTTGTGCGATATAGTTCATACTTTTTAATTGTAACTATCTCCAGCTCTCTTGTTATACATTCTGCCAGAAAATATATATGCACCGCCAAGTAGCTGTCTAAGCAATGACTGTTGAAAATCAAACATCTGGCCATGTGGCTTGGTCATGCCGTAAATTGGTGATTTGATGCGTGCAGCACAGTGCTGCACCCTCACCGCTTTTTGATTTAAACTAGCAACTGCAGAGGTATTTTTTTGTCTTTTTACTTGTATTCTGGCGTTAGCGAATTGGGTTTTTAAGGCTGTACCAGTAATTCTGACCAACCCTTGTATTGAACATATTGTGATACCTGTAATGCGTGCAAGTCCACGTACTGTCTGTCTTACTATTTGCGTAATCCTAGCAACTGCCGGCTGGATCTGCAGGGTCTTTATGGTTATTCTTGCGGTTGCAGTAACTTGTTTGGCTACTATTTGGGTAATCCTTGAAATGGCACTAATTTGCTGCACAGTTGTTGCTGTGATGCGTACTACTGCATCAATAGTGCGCATTGCCAACTTTGCAAGGCTTGCTACTGCTGGCTGATTTTTAACCACAGTCTGCGTAATTCTTACAGTACCGGTAATTTGCTTGGCAACAATCTGGGTAATTCGAGTAATAGCAGTAATTGTCTTTTGGGTTGTTATCTCAATTCTAGCTATGGCTGACTGCGTTTTTTTAGTAACTATAGTTATGCGTGCTGTGGCCATAATTTGTTTGCTTACTATCTGGGTTATTCTTGAAATCGCAACTATTGTCTTTAAGGTAGTTGCAGTAATCCTAGCAACTGCCGGCTGAATTCTCAGCGTAATAATGGTAATGCGCGCAGTAGCAGCAATAGTTTTGTTTACTACTTGGGTTATTCTGGCAATACCAGATTGTGCTTTTGTAACTACCTGCATAATGCGGGCAATGGCCGTTTTGGTCTTCAAAGTGGTAACAGTAATTCTGGCTGTGGCAGTTATTGTTTTGGTTTTTTGTATGGTTATTCTTACGACGGCACTTTGTGTTTTTAAAACAATCTGAGTAATACGGGCAACTGCCGGCTGGATCTTTAAAGTTGTGGCAGTAATCCTTGCGACTGCTACGATAGTTTTTGTTGCCTGCGTTGTGATGCGAGCAACGGCATTTTGCGTCCTTTGAGTTATTGCAGTAATTCTTGATATAGCAGATTGCGTTTTTTGCACCACTTGAGTAATCCTTGCGACTGCTTGTAAGGTTTTGGGGGTTGTAGCCGTTATTCTGGCAACACCATGTAAGGTCTTCGTTGTAATTGCCGTTATTTTTGCAACTGCAGGCTGGGTTTTGACTGTAACAATGGCGATACGCGCAATGCCGGCAGTAGTTTTTATAGTTGTGGCTGTAATTCTGGCAACTGCACTTACTGTACGCAGTGTTATAGCTGTAATTCTCGAGACAGCAGAGATTGTTTTAGTTGTGGTTGCATTTGATGCTAAAAGGTTGGCAATGCTGGTTTGTGTCTTTTGTACCACTTGGGTAATGCGTGAGATACCGGTAATTGTCTTGATCGTGATAGCTGTTATTCTTGCTACCGCAGTAATCGTCCTCGTGGCTGTAGCAGTAATTCTTGAGATAGCATTTTGGGTTTTAAGTAAAATTTGGGTAATTCTGGTTGTTGCCGGTTGCATTTTTAAAGTAGTTGCCGTAATGCGTGCAAGTCCAGTGATGGTTTGAGCTGTAACATGAGTAATCCTTGCAATGGCACTCTGAGTCTTTGCGGTGATGAGCTGGATGCGTGAAATTGCTGTAATGGCCTTAGTGGCAGTAGATGTAATGCGCGCTACTGCCGGCTGAGTCTTGAGTGTGGTTGCTGTAATTCTAGCCAAGCCTGCAATTGTCTTTGTTGTCTTGACTGTAATTCTTGCCAAAGCATTTTGAGTCTTAGTTGTTATGGCTGTAATTCTTGAGATAGCTGCTTGGGTTTTGGTTGTAGTCGCGGTAATCCTTGTCAGTGCTGTAATAGTCTGGGCAGTAATATGTGTAATGCGTGTGATTGCAGATTGCGTCTTTTGAGTAATAAGTTGAATACGCGCAATAGCAGTTTGAGTTTTTGTGGCGGTTGCAGTGATGCGGACAACTGCTCCAATTGTTTTTGCGGTAGTTGCAGTTATCCTTGAAACAGCTGAAATAGTTTGTTTGGTGGTTATCACAAGCCTTGCAATAGCCGGCTGGGTCTTTATAGTAGTAATAGTAATTCTAGTAAGGCCGGCAATGGTGCGTATTGTATTGTTGTTTATATTGGCCAATGCGCTTTGAGTCTTTTGAGTAATCGCAATAATCCTAGAAATCGCACTTTGTGCCTGCAATGTTTTTATAGTAATTCTTGCTAAGCCGGCAATTGTTCTGGTGGTTGTATTTTTAATACTGGCAATTGCAGATTGAGTCTTATTAGTAACTGCTGTTATTCTAGCTATTGCAGGTTGTGCTTTGGTTGTTGTCGTAATATTCGCTGGCACAAATTCAACCATTACCCATAAGTCCTCAATAGTCATAAACACGCTAGTACCAGTATTTTGTATCCCCCCGGCTTCCATGCCATTTAAAAGTGTGAGTGTCGGTGAAGCAAAAATATCACCCATGTAATAAGCGTCTGAGGTTGTAAGCACAACGGCTGTGTCAGTATCTATGCTGTTGTACCGCCTGCGGTAAGAGTATGTTTTGGCAGTGCCAGACCCACGTTTTGAGGTATATACAACAAGTGCAGCATTTATAGTATCAAATGAGCCAATTACTTCTGTGCCATGTCCTGTCTGGGTTGTATCAAAAGCATGTAACTTTTTTGTTTGCGCATTGGCAGCATTAGCAGTTGCAGAGTTTGTAGTACTAAAAGGAGTATCTGCCCAGTAAGGATCAGCACCGTTTTTTGTCCAGTTGTCATACACTGGTGCGCCGGTTATTGGCTGGCGTGCAATAATAACTGCACCTATTGTTGGGTAGACTGCATCATCTTCAATAATATCATCAAAATCAATTTGCTGTGCTGCAGTTCTGAAGCCAAACCCTGCACCGGCAACGGTTGATGCACCGGTTGTTTGACCAGTTGAGGTAAGAGTTTCTAAAAGTACATTGCTTGCATTATAAATTTTCACCTCAAGCGTACCATTTGAAGACGTCCCGCAGATAAGTTTTAGCTGTATAGCAAAATAGGCATTGAGTGGTATTGAATTGGTTGATGTTGCAAGCACTGTGCCTGCAGAAGCACCCAAAACAAGCTGTACTTTACCGGTGGATGTAAGACGCAGTGTTAAAAGGCCAGTTGCGCCATTGACTAGCTGAAAGAAAGTATTTGTTGCTGCAGGGTTGGCAAGAATGTAACAGTAAAACTGATAAAACATTGTACCTTTGGAGTAAGTGGGGAAATCAAAAAAAGCGTTGGTTGAAGTACCACGGTAATGGTAGCCACCTTTTCTGGGATTTGTATTTGTTACACTACACCCAGTACCTGGTGTGGCTGACTCGTTTATATCATCTGTTTCTGCACCTGAAATCCATATTCTTGCCATACAATTATATTGTTACTTTTACTCCCAACAGGGGCGCTAACATCTCAAAAATTTCTCTTTCTTGACCATTAGTACGCATTGTTTGAATTTCAGCAATTTTATTACTTGCTTGCTGTTGGCTAAAAAACATGCCAATAACACCAGAATGAGCAAATAATTTCCAATGCTCACCGGTTTTATAAAGACCGCCATATAGCCGGTCAGTATAAGCATCTGAATCTACTAAATAGCCCAAGCTGTTATCTTTCATCTTTAAACAAAGAGCCTCAAGCACTTCAAAAATTAAGTATGGGTTTTGCATAGGTTATTGCACTAAAATCTTTTGCGTGTAGGTTTTACCCGCAATCACAACCTGCCAGCCTATCATGTATAAAAGAGATGAGTGAGGTGGTACAGGTTTAACGTAGTAGTACACAACCTTTTGCCTTTGGCCGTTTACAATTTCGTCTTTTTCCTCTTTCCAAGAAGACTCGACACGCTCATAAAAATGCTTTTCACCTTTGCTGTTTGTTACTTCAATTCCTTTGCCAATCTTTTGGGCGGAGATAGGATTCATATATCTTGCCGGTGTGCAGTGGTTTTGACGTATAACTCTAAAATAAATCAATTTAAAACGGTTGGGTAATACTAGCAATGGCCTATCACCTTCAACAGTGAATGTATTGCCATCAATCTCAAAATGCCCATCAGTTAAATCAACGCTCACTTTTTTACCCATTAGTGTCTGCTCAATAAGAGTAAATTTCTTTATATTAAAATAATCAATATCTTCTTGAATATCTGACATGCAGGATTTGCCCTGTAGCTCGCCGTCTTCATCTGGGGTTGGTGGGTATTTTGTAGAAGCATCATTTTTGTTCTGCTTATAAACAGTGCCGTCAAAGTGTTCTGCTTCAAATAAGTATTTAAGGTTTTTCATAGCATTGGATTGCTGAGGTGCATTGGATTGCGCAAAATATGTTATTATTCTGCTGGCTGTTCTGCTGTTGCCTCTGGTTCTGCCGGTTCTGTATTTGCTGCTGAGTCTGCACTTTCAAAGACTTTTGCCAGCATTGCATGGCTTTCTGCAATTGATACTTGGCCAACATTTGACTCTCTTTGTGCTGCAAAATAGGCGTGTATTTCTTCTGCACTTATTCCTGCCGGCACTTTTATAAATCTGCCACAATCTGGGGTTGTGCAGGTAAAGACTAACTCACCATTTAAATCAACCTCGCCAGTGTGTGGCACATCATTCTGACAGTTAGCGCAAAAGATTTGTAATGTTTTTTGTACGTTTTCCATATTAATTTTCGTTATACTGCAGTGTTAAAGTTTGCGATGCAATATCACCAGCCGGTGCAGAACTTGTTGTCTGCAGCTGTGTTGTCAAAAAGTTTGTATAGCATGGATTGGTTGTCATAGATGATGCTTTTCCAGTTGCTTCTGGACCGGTTGCGCCAAAAAATACGCCAACACCTGAACCAATTGCAATGGCAGTTGTCATGTCAGTTGTGAGGTTAGAGTCTGCAGACGTTGATGGTGTTACATAAAGATAGCGTGTGCCGTCAGAGCTACAGGTGGGAACACCTTTAAGTGTGCAGCCAGTTGGAAATGAGCCGGCAGTGTGAGCAAAAAGCCCCGCAGAGATTTGGTTAAATGTACCAGAGAAATGACCAAACTGATTTTTCTGATATGAGTTATTACCGGCAGTAATTGGTTGAGATGAGTAGGTAGTTGTACTGTCATCTATATTTTTCCAGTTTGCCTCTGTACGCGCTGCCGTTCTGGTCGTACCCTTTGCAGGTGAGCCAGATGCAGCCCCGTTATCTTCTTCAAATTCAAATGTTGCAGCCATATATGTAATTTACTTCTGAAAAATTATATTGACTTATTTAACAAAACTTATACATTTTTGTTTTTCTTAATCAAAAACCCTCCAGGCAAAGAGGGTCTTTGAAAGAAAGTAGGTGAAATGATTACTTTGTAACTTCAGCGTTTTTAATCATTTTGTCCTGCACTTCTTGAACCTCTTTAACTTCTTCGTCTTCCTTGTCTTCTGGTTCTTTTTCTTCAAGTTCCTCTTTTGGTTCAACTTTGTTTTCCTCAAGCTTTTCTTCAATCTGTTGTTCAAGAGGGGTAGCATTATCGCCTAGCGCGGCGATAACTTCCTCTGGCAATTCAACTGGTACACCAGCTTCATAGCGGTGTTCACCGCATTGTCCGTTATGATTTACAATTACTTTTCGCATAATGCTCTCACCCCCTTTTTTGTTTGCTTAGCTGGCGGTCTTTGATTCGCTTATTTATTCGCTTACATTTCCGCTCACCCTACAGCTATCAGTTAGCACCTTATGTTGCAGATGTTGCTAACACACCAAACGCTTTGGATGGATTGGATAGCTGAACATCAACTAATCCCCAGATTTTCAGAGCAACCATGTTCTGTTGGAACAGATTGATAAGAGTCGTACCATCTGTGTCGGTGATTGTCGCCTGATCTGAAATCTCCATAGTGTATTCCATCGCATCGCCATGAATTATGTTTTCATAATCCACGAGTGCTAAGAATTTCTTGCCAGCTTGTGAGCCGTCAGACACTTTCGGCATTACTGCGCTAGTGTCATATGGATGATCCCAAAGGGAAGGCGGTGTATCAACACCATACCCTGGCAACAAGAACCCTTGCGGCTGGTTTGGAGTACCATTGATGATACTTCTTTGTCGTCTCAAAACGTTTAATACCGATCTGGACATAATCCATCTCAGCGTATTTGCGTCAGAACTGACAAAGTTTTCATCAAGAAGGTTCTCAACGTCTAACAGATTTTCAGCACTAACGCTGCTGTAAGCCGTATTACCAGTACCTAAGGTAAATATAGGAACATTGGTATTTTGGAAAATACCCTCTCCTGAACCAAGTCCCAAAAGTCCCCATTGGTCTTCAAGTTTTGCAATCGCCTTACCGGCAAGATAAGTAATTGCATCAACCAGATTTGCAGTACTATTCTGCAATAACACTTTGGAGACAGGTACAATGACACCTACCGTTTTTGCTCGGAGATTTACTGTTCCGGTCGTTGGTTGAGATGATGTAATAGCAGCAGTATCACCCGCCAAACGATATGCAGTAAGCGTTGTCATTGTTGGGATGTTCTCGTTGATTCCCTGCATCGGCCACTTGTACGCATATTTACGGATTAAGCCGTAGTTTTGCGCCTGGGTGACGATTTGATCAGAGACATACGTTGGCACAAGCTCTGAACCACTGGTCGATGAACCAGCAGAAAGAGCTTTCGTGTTGCCGTTTGCTACCAACTGTTTTAGATATTCCGCAGCATCCTTTTTCTTTTCTTCAAGTTCTGCTTTTTCAGATGGTGACCCATCTCCAAAAATGTTTTTGCGGAGAGGCTGCTCAGCTTTCATTTTCTCAATCACGGCATCAACCGCTTTTGGTGTGAGCGCCTCTACTATGGTTTCCATAGCTTTCTTGTCTTCTTCGCTTTGTTTTTTCAATTCTTCTTCAGTCATTATTTTCACCCCCTTTCTCTTTTTCACTCACAATTGTTTTTAATAATCGGAGTGTCAAATCCTGTTTTTGATTGTTTGTCCTGAGTGAATTGGCTAGCTTCTGAAAGAATGCGCCGGAGGTGGCGGCGCTTTTCCCATCGTCTTTTTCATCATTATCTGATTGCTCATCAGAAGCCACAGATGAAAGTACTGTTTTTACCTGCTCTGCTGCTTTGTCCATATGGTTGCAGGCATCCTGCAGCAATCCCTCGTGTTTCGCAGAAATGGTCCGTCCTGTTTTAAGAACAATAGATTTTTTACCTAGCTCTACCTGTTCTTTTGTAACGTCCAGAACAAGCGCTAATGCTTGAGTAAGCTTATCTATTGAATCTTGAGAAACATTATTGTCTTTGAAGTAGGAAATGAAGTAATTTAAACAATCGAGTACATAAGAAAGCACAAGCACCTCATCTACATTTTTTTGCTCAATATGCTCTACTTGTTTTGTTTCATCGTCATCATCGCCAGACTCTAATACATCTTCAATAATGTCTTTAAGGTCGCCGACTGTTAAATCAGTTACTTTGGTCTCATCTGTATATGGTTCTGTCTCATCATCTTCTGCTTTAAGTGTTTTGAAATCCGGTACATCTTTTTCAAACTCTTTATAATGCTTTGCCAAGTGGTTATATACACCCTTTCTGTCGCCATCTGGAATATCAACTCCGCCTTGCGCGCCAAGCAAAGCACCCATTGCAGCTGCGACTCCATGCCAAATGACTGCATGATCACCATCAGCTTTGTGATGAGGCAGTTTATAAGCACCTTTATTGTCAGCATCGTTTGAATCAAACCATGCACACATAATTTTTAAGTCTTCAACTGTTGCCGCTTTTACTTCCTCGCCCGCGTCCCATGCTTCATCTTCCGGAGCTTTTGGTGTTTCTTTATAGGGAATAACGCCTTTTTCTAATACCGCATCTACATTGATGCCTTTACTTCTCATAACAGTAAGCGCTTCAGGATTATCTGGCACTGGAACTGAGGAAAATTCAAATAATTCCCATGATTTGAAGTTGTAGCCACCCTGTTCGTTTTCTTCATAATCAAGCGGCATAAAACCAATAGACCAGGCATTTAAAAACCCGTCTTTGTACATTTTGTAAATCGTATCTGCTTTATCATACGTACCTTCGTCAGGAAACTGCACTGTCGCTAAAATGCCTGTGTCTTGCACTTTAAGTCCTAAGCATTTTGCGATTGGCATGTCAGCATAGTTATGTGCAAACATAACAACAGGGTTTTTAAGGAAGTTATCAGCAAGCATTCCGTTTGGCTGTACAGTATCTTTTGATCTGTCAGGTGTTGGAGTAGATATTTTGACAACAAGAGTACGAGGTTCGCTATCAGCTACCTTTGTTTCTATCGCTGCAAAGTTTTTAAATATTTTCTGATTTCGTAAATCTTTCATATCTGTGTATGTCCAATTTTATTGAGATTTATCTATTTCCTTATACATTTTGCTTATTCGCTATTGTCGTCTCCGGTAACCGGCTGCAAAGCGCATTCACAATTTGGATGGGCAGGCGGAGCATCATCACCACTACTAAATGTATCATCAAGACCAATGACACCATCATCAACATTTGCAGGACAAATATTGCTTTCACAAGTTCCACCATCAAATAACCACTCTTTGCCGGTAACAACCCCCGATTGTCTATATCCTTCTAAGTTGCCTTGAGCATACGCATCAATTGTTTCAGTACGTGCCAATCTATCAGCTCTGTAATCACTTTGATCATCAAAGAATGAATCTATTACATTCGAGATAACATCTACAGATTGTCCCTGCTCGACAGCTTCTTGAACCTGCAGGGCAATATCTTCCTTCATGGTGTCGGTATAACTATTTGAGTTTTCTAAAGCATGCTGGCTGAGATAATCCAAAGCTCGCGGATTTTGCAGATCAAACACAACATCGCTATTAACTTCAGCAAGCGCATCTTTGCCAGACTGCTCCATAACCTTGCTCATACCTTCTTTTGTGGCACTGAAGACCAAGCCAACCCAATCGTTATAATTGCTAAATAGTATCCTTACCAAGTCATTTGTCGCCTCATCTTTCTGTCTTTTTAATTTCCTTATTGCGACCTTTGCATCTTTTTTATGCAGATTTTTTAAAAGCATCGACTTAAGAGTTTCATTCAAGTCAGTGAAAGTTTTATAAGATGCTGCAACTTGTCCGGAAATATAGCTATTTCTTTTGGCAGCAGTCTTTTTGACATTGACGTAGATTTTTCTTTTTGGCTTAAATAACTTTTTGAGTTTTCGACTTCGTGTTTTTGGGTCAGCTTCCGGTGCTGGACCTTCTGGTTGATCTGATCCCATAATTGGCTGCATAAGAGTTGGAATATATAAATCATCCCCGCCCTCAACTGGTTCTTTGCCAATTTCTGCACGGGCTTCATTTGGCGTCATGTAGTAGTTTTTGATGCCGCTTTCACGAACTGCAATTTGTTGTTCAATGTTTTCCGGCACTGGATCAACGAATGTAAATCGCCACTCCTGAGGATTAAGGTTCATAAAGGGGAGATAAAATTCATTCAGCTTTGTAACAAAGAATTTCATTTTAGGCTTGATGACATACTTTGCAAATACATATTCAGTCGCTTGAGCGCTTGCAAAATTCACATCTTCAGAAATTCCAAGAATTGTTTTTGGCACTCGAAAAATAGCAAGTATTTCATCTCTTATATCTTTACGGCCATCATTAAACTGCATATCTCTAGCTGTTTGGCCAACCAGTGTATATTTCAAATTTCCCTCAAGAATTGCGAGCTTGTTTGAATTTTGGACTCCTTTAAACTTTGCATCCCAGTTTGCTTTTATACGGTCATATGCCTCTTGATTCAGTGTTCCTTCTGAAGAAAGAATTGCGCTTGGTATAGCGCTGTTGCCAAAAAAGTTTCGCTGCCATTCGCTAGCATAAGTATCTGTATCAATAGCTAGTGCTGCTGCTTCTACAGTTCCCATGCCTCGATAGGGATTAAGTGGATGAAAACGTTTAAAATGGATTACTTCCTCAGGCTCAAGCGGCACTTTTTCACCGATTTCATTCATGAAAACATAGCCAGATATGAATTCCTTTTTCGACTTAACAACTTGCACTCTTGTAGGATCGAGTTGCCAGATTTCTGCAACCTTGCCATTAGAGGATCGCGGCAAGTACCAAAAGCTGTTGCCATGCAGTTCTTGATAGGCAGCATACCCATAGACCAATTCATAAAAGCTTTGAAAGTCATTGACATGATGAATGAGATCGAGAGCAGGACTAGAACCTGTTGGCGCTAAATCCTGCCAGCCGTCTTTAGTTTTCTGCTGAAGTTTTAATTCAATATCCGCCAGTCGCTCAGCAATGGCATTAGTACATGCAAATACCCAGCCTCGATATGCCTTCAAGAACTCTCTTTCACCCATTCTAGGCATAGATGAAGGACTGAAGAAACTAAAAATAGCTGGGTTTGCTTGTTTCTGAAATAAATTTAAAAATTTTCCAACAAATGACATAGCTTTAGTCAATTTTATTAATAAAGCTATGTTTTCTTATACAAAAAGGGGGTTAGTTTGAATTTATTCCGTTAAAGAGAACTTGAGCAATTTGCTGTTGTCTTGTTTCACCGGAAATTAATAAAGAATATTCTGCATCAGATGAAATAAAAACTGTCTCTGCTAGAGTTGCCGGCATATTAGCTTTTATAAGTACTCCATCTGCAAAGTTAGTAATACCATTGTTGGTAATTGTGCCAGTACCGGTTGCATTACTAAGCTGTGCCATAGCATTGTTTATTTTTTGCGCCCATGCTTTATCTTTAGCTGGTTTCCCATATAATCCTTCTGTATAATCAATAGCATGGTTGGTCGAACCATTTAAATGAATTGACACTAGGTAATTTGCATTGGCATTGTTACAAATTGTTGCGCGGTCAGAATTGCTAAGAGTAGTAGTTGACGTCAAATTATCTATCCTTGTCATTACCACATTGTAGTGAGCATTTGTTAAAAGGGTTTGTAATTTAATAGCAATATCCAATGTTTCTTGAGCTTCAGTAAGGTTGCCATAAGTTGCACCAGTGTCTGCACCGCCATGTCCGGCATCAATACAAATAATTACTGGCGATGGCGTAGGTGTTGGAGTTGGCTGAGGCTTGCCGTTAGCAAATACGGTGGCAGGAAACAATAGGAAAAGAGAGAAAATGAAAACGCTTAGCTTTTTCATGTCTTAATTTTATTATGTCTGAGTTCTTAATGCATGTCAACGCTTAAAGCAACCGGATATTCGGCTGGGGTTTTGGAGCAGAAAAGGTAAGCATAAATGCTTCTGCAAAGTCCGGTGATTTCCCAGTGCGTTGTTTTAATTCTTGTTTAGGTTCAATTTGAAGAACTTTATCTGTTGAAACTTTATATTTTATCCACGTTAGCTGATGCCACTCATTGCGTTTCAATATTTTGCCACCAGCTTTAACCCACTGCTGAGCAAGCCAGTAATTTTCAGCTTTTTTATTTTTGTACTTCGATTTATCCTGAGGACTTTCACCGACACTAATCCCATTGACGTTATAACCCATTTCAATAAGCCTATCGGTAACACCGCGACCAATACCAATATCGTCGATATAAACTTCTTCAGGTATAAGCAATCTTTTTTTCTCGCCGTTTATAGTCAATGTGTATTCATCAATAAGCCTCACTACTTCATTAACATTTGTCATTGTATCGTTTGACCTGTTAGTAGTTTCTACCCATGATTGCTCTCCTTGTCTAAAAGTAAATACGTTGTAGTCGCCACCGCCTCCAACATCGACACCAAGCTTTAAGCGTTTATTTTTATCAATTTGCAGTGTACCCACAAAAGCCGCTTCCAACTCTTCGGTAGTAATAAGCTGCCTATATCCTCTGGAATCAATTGTTTCTTCGTCCGGAAACTTACATTCATAGAACACATCAAAAAATGCCTCACTTCGCATTTCCTCAATAAACTCAGGCGAATATCTGCCTTCTTGAAGCCCAATTTTATAGTCAATAAAAATCTTATTGTAATTGTCATCATGCCAAGTTCTATAAAAATGGTTTCTATAAAATGGGTTTCCGATTTCAAGTAAGAAAGTATCTTTATACTTATAACCTCCAAGCATCCTTTTGACTGTCGCATATAATGGATCATCAATTAGCGAGCTTTCATCAAGAATAAGTCTGTTGCCGCCAAAGCCTAGTGCAGCTTCAATACTTCGCTTGCTGTTTCTTGCATCAAGTGTCAAAATTTGTACTCCGCCATTTCCTATAAATGTTAAGTGATTCCTGGATCGTTCGCGCCGTAATCTGTCTAATGTTACATTTGGCTCAAGCTCAAGACGGTCCAGAAATAATGAGCTGTCAAAGCAGTGATCAATTACATACTCCATGATAATTGAAGCTTTCTTTTCGGATGGTGCAAGTATGGTGAATCTGTCGCCTATTAACGCAGTCCTCATAAGGATAGCTAAAGCAACAGTTAAAGATTTTCCATACTGAGTTGGTGCTATGATCTGACAACGCGGATATTGCTGACCAACTATTAAATTAAAGATTTTCTGCTGATTTGGAGAAAATACAGCAGGATTGCCATTGATTTTAAATAGTTTAGGAGTTTGTACTATTAGTTCTTCTATCTTTTGATAATTGCTCATATTCCTTTATTAAGTCTTTGAGAAACTGAACTTCCTCATTGTCGGCTTCGTTAATTACTTTCTGGACATTAAATCCAACCATTTTAAGTAATGCTACTGATGCTCTCCAATTCTTTCTAGCAATTTCTGCTTTTAAAACTACGATTGCATCTGCGACACCCTGTTTAAGATGAAATTCTGCTTCGTCAAAATCTTCAAGTGCCTCCTTAACAATCTGATCTTTTCTCCATTTATAAGCATTGTGATATTTACCGCTTACCATGAACCACTGCCGAAGCGTTCCTTCTTTTGCTTTTGCAACAGGTTCAAGTCTTTTATACTTCCATCCCTCTAGCCGTAAATCAACAATATTTCTCCCAAATTCATCCAGTAAGTCATAAGGATTTTGACTCCCTAACAAATTTTCACTGTGTTCGTTTTGTTCGTTTTGTTCGTCTGTCATGCCTGATTATATTATTCTTAACCATTGATAATATACATTTTGTGCCACCTGCGCCATCATAATTGGCGGTACGGACATACCAACAATATAGGGAACTTTCATACTAAGAAAGTTATAATCCAGCGGAAATGTGCTTCCTAAAATATATTCTTCAGAGCTGAGCATTCGCGGTTCTGTAAAAAGCATATTATGGTCACCGGCTATAATTGTCCTCAACACTTTATCGTTGTAGATAAACCTGTGTGTAAACATGCTTCGTTTATTAAACTGTCGGGTGTTTACATCACTGAGAGTTAAATCTCCTCGTTTTCTTTTCTTCCAAAGCATTAACTCTTTGCCTGTTAATCGCTTTGCACCTGTTCCATCTGTTTTTATTTCGTAAAAGGGGATAGGTAATTCATTAAATGAAAGCTTCAGTTGCGGTAGTGTTAAATCTTTTCTTTTCCCAATAATAAATATTCGCTCTCTTGCTTGTGGAACTCCCATTGTTGCAGCATTTAATAAAAATAGTTGAGCATTATATCCTGCTTCACTAAACTTATTCATAATCTCCAACATGTATCCTTTGGCATTACCAAATAACAAACCTCTTACATTTTCAGCAATTATTGTTTTTGGTTGCAGTTTTTTTGCCAAATCTATAAACTCAAAAAATAAATCATCTAATGTTTGCTCTGCTTGTCCTTCTCGAAACTTCTTTTCTTTACCCCAAGCATCTTCTCGCTGTCCGGCAATGCTGAAAACAGAGCAGGGTGGAGAACCATCTAAAACGTCGAGCTTGTAAAATTCTTCTGGTAAATCTGTTCTATTTTTAAAAGTCCTAATATCCTCTAAATAGCTGTACTTAGGGTGATGATTTGCTTCGTAGAGTTTCATCATCTCCGGATCAATCTCATTGCAGCCGATTACGTCAAATCCAGCAAGTTTATAACCCATTGAAGAACCGCCACCGCAGGAAAATGTTGTAAGAACTGTAGATTTATGAGCATCTTTTGGATACCCATCTTTTAAGAACCATCTGTAAGAAAACTTATGCTGATTCATGCTTAAATTGAAAACCGCATCGCGGACATGTTGCATTTAAATCGCTGTCTAAATTATTTGAATCAACTTCCTTATTCTTACCATCAAAATTTTCCTGAGTTTTACTAAACAAGTCATTTATAAGAATTGGCTCTAATGTATCCACTGCATATTCTGACCAATCAAGTGAAAATTCAGGTAGTAATCTTTCCAGCAATTCTTCATCATAAAAACCAGCCCTGTCATTGTCTGAAAAAGTGTATTCAAGCATTTCGTTATTATCTTTTGGCTTAACCACTGATACCCATACTTTCTTAACTCCTAATTCCTTCAATGCTCGAAATCTCATGTTGCCGCCTAAAATAACACCTTCGGGAGTAATGATAAGCGGTTTATATTGTCCAAGTTTTTGAATTTGTTTTTTCAGCCGCGTCATTCCTTCCTCAGTAATATTTCGAGGATTCTTTTCAAATTCTTTTAATGTGTTTATTTCAACTAACTTTATTTCCATAGATTTCTTTATAAAACTCATTCAACCATGCATCCAGTAAAATAAGCTCTGGTCTAATATAGTCTGCTAGTACCAAATCCTTATACCATTTCATATATATCTGATTTGGCTTTTGAGCTGGATGAAGCAGAAAATATATATATACTAAATTTTTCTGTAATTCCATATCTCGTTTCACTGCTATATCATAAAAGTATTTCTTTAGATTTAAGACGATTACGCATTCTTAAAATAATTTGGTGAACTGCTTGAAGAGAAACCATTAAATGCAGTGCTGTTTCTTTCCTATTCATTCCAAGTTCTACCAAACAAAATGCTACCTGTTGTTGCCGTTCTGTCAAAAAGTTCAAGTAATACCTTTTTGTAAATCGGCTGTAAGCTTCTAATTCTTCTCGCCCATCATCACCTAATTCCCATCCAGCTTCCTCCATATCAGTTAATGAAAGCTGTTTAACTGGAATCCTAATCGTTTTCATGTTGATTTAAAAACTGCATGATTTTTTCTGCAGTTTTTCTCAACTGTATAAATATGTAGTTTTTCTCTTCAAAAGTATATTTCTCCAAATTAAGTTGCTCTAAATGTTCCAAAAAAAGATTATTCATCCTTATAATGGAAGCTACAGAAGAATCGTCCTGGTGTACTTTTTGAGGCTCATTCCTTAACTCTCGTTGTTCAACATATTTTCTAAAGTCCTTATTATTAAGTTTCTTTTCTATTGCTTCTTGTAAAAGCAACTCCTGTTCTTCTGAATCCAAACTTGCAATCGTTTTATGATGATCAAAGCTTAAATTTTCTCGACGTCGAGAAAAATGTACTCGAGCTGCAACCCATTTATCATCGGCGAGAGTCTGATATTGATACCCTGTTGTTTTTATTGCCTCAAGATATTTCTCTCCCCATTGTCTTTCTCCATAATTTAACCAATCGCCAATCCAGAAATGTACTGCTCCTTTTGCCCTATTGATAAATTTACCGCATTCAAGCCATTGTTCAAAATCAGGAGTACCAACAGGTTCAAGTCCATTCCCTTTCAGAATAAATGAAGCATAAATAATTTCTTTGTTTTTTGTTAATTTAATCAAGTCATTCATAATATTATTTTTTAACCTTTTAAAAATCGTTGCTTTATACAGGTGCCAAATTATCTTTTAATCCGTTCTCATAAATGTAAAAAAAGTATTTAATCTTTTCTTCCCGTGAAAGCGGTTTTGGATAATCAACTAAGTAAGAATATGCTTGTTCTAAATTCTTGTTCTTACGGCCTAAATCGGCTTGTTTGAACACTTTTAGCCATCGCCCTTTTAAGTCATCACTTAGGGCAATATTGAGTTTCTCTGCATACCGAAATGCTTTATCCTGCCATTGTTTTGTTATCCCGTTTGTAGGAGTCGGAGAAAATTTATATTTGTCTTGCAGAATTGCACCTACTGAGTTAAGTGGTTTTTTAATTTCTGGGCTTTTGCCAGTATTTATATTTATTTCTCTTTCTGTTTCTTCTTCTAATTCTTGTTCTTCTTTCTTAGTTCTTATGCGGGTGTCAGTCGGGACTGACTCGGGAGTTGGCTTTGATTCATTCCCGCTTAACTCCCTTTTTTCTCCCGACATACTCCGTTTTACTTTTTCAATAAATTCATCACAGCGGTTTAAAACTTTAGGACAGAAAATTCTTTCTTTTCGTTTTTCAATAAGTTTTAAAGAAATACAAGTATCTATTATTTCTTGTAGGAGATTAATATCCACACAGAATTTCTTTGCCAAATATTCCATTGAATAAACATCTGGTAAATAACCCCAGTCATCAACATTGTCTTTATCAACTGCAGATGCAATCAGTTCTACCAACTGAAAATAAACACCATATCCGGCAACTCCATGCTTTTCTTTCAGCATTTCAATTTTCGGATTTGAAAATGTATTGGTATCGTGTTTAAACCATTTCATAGATAATGATTTTTCTTAAGACCTCTAGCCAAGTTTGAACGCTTGCGATCAAACCCAGCTGCAAGCATTAAGTTGCTGCATTTGGACAGCCTTTTTTGTGATACTTATTGGTTGTTCCGCAAAGTTCACATTTTCCAGAAACAGATGAAATCGTTGCCTGCTCTGGTTGAGCAATTTCATCTCTTACTGTTTCTGTTTGCGCTTTTTCTACCGGCTTAGGTTCTATTCCTTTTTCAGCCCAGTCTTTTAGGGTTTTGCCTGTATCAGATGTAATCTTAAATTCAGGTTTATCCATAAAAATACTTGTTCTGTCTTTGGAAGTAGAAGCCAAGTGGTTTTGATTCAAGTCAAAAGAAAGAGTAAGCTCGTACTCAAATCCTTCTCTTGTAATTTCTCTGAGCCCTTTCTTCTCAACTTTTGCTCTTCCATTTTCCTGAATCATTGCGTAGTCCTGTTTTTTTCTAACAGATGTAATAACGTGAGCATCTGACTGCAGGATTGCTTGGATAAAGCGATGATGTCTAGGCGTTACTTTTGCCCAATCTTGGAATTTTCCACCAAGCTGCTCTTGGATTTGTAAACATCCGCCTTCACCATCCCATTCATGAGAAATGCTGTCGATAATTATTACTTCCATTCCTGCATCTTCGGCAGTATGGATAGCTTCTATATATCGCTCAGGAGCGAATGGAGCGCGAAGCGTTAGAACATTGTATTGTCCAAGATTGTCATATAAATCTGCTGATCCATTCTCTGTATCAATAACGCAGATTTTGTCCCATGACGTCATGCCACTTGCTAAAAGTAATGCTGAATATGTTTTGCCAGAACCGGAAGTCCCAGCAACACCAATTCGCAT